AGGACCTGAATTATTGCATGGATAATTATATTTACTTATCTGGCTGCTGCTGGCTGCAGATTCCGCATACTTTACGCTTTTGTCCTTATCTGCTGTATTATTAACATTGCCTAGACCTATATTGGCAGGGGTTAAGTTTACATTCCCCGTCCTGTAAGATGTTTCTGCATTGCCTTTAACCTTTATGGCAGCAGGGATGGATGGTCTGTTGGACAGGTCGTTATAGTCGCCACTAAATAATAATGGCCTGTTGGACAGGTCATTATAGTCGCCACTAAATGCAATTTTATGTAAATCTGCAAAAAATTTCGCAATTTTCCCGAATAATGTTTTATGGTCTTCGCCAGTTTTTATATTTTCACGTGTTTCTGCCTGCGTGAATCTTACAGTGTTTTCGCTGCTGTTATCCTTTGTGTTCCTGCGCCCTGGTAAATGCATATTTATCACTTAAAACCACCTCCACTGTTACATCTGTTTTCTGTGGCTCAAATGCCACTGTTACTGTATTTCCCACTGTTGTACAGTTTAGCCAGTTACAGGCTGTGTTTGTCCGTATATTTATAATGCAGTCTTCTACTGGCTCGGAAAACGCGAATATTACTTCTGTTTTCCCTGCTTCCAGTGTCTGTGACTGCATTTCTTTGCAGATGGCGTTTTTCAGGCACATTATATTATCAAACAGTTGTTTTGTCGCAATATTAAAGTTATCTGCATGGTCTGTGTCTGTCTCTTCGAGAAGGTTTACCCTGTCTGAAAAAACCGGGCTGCTGCTTAAATAATCTTTCACTGGTACCCCTCCCTTTTTTAAAAGACATCATCAATGGTAAACGTCATTTCCATATCGTTGTCCTTACCTTTGCCTGTAAAATTTTTAATGCATAAAATATCGCCATTTTCATCATACAGACCGATTTCACTTATATATTCCCCTGCAAGCTCTGGTTCTGTTAAAGTGCATGTATAACGGCATGTAGTTTCATCTGTAAATTCATAGCTGTTAATTTCTTTGCGGTATAATTCTTTGGCAAGTGTGCTCTGGCTGCTTACTGGCTTAATAACAGTTCCATCACTGCCAACCCCTCCACTTCCAAAAACCATACCAGCTACCACAGGCAGTGTGATTGCCCCTGCCCTGGCTTTTACCATGTTTTCCCTGGCTTTTTTTGTGATTATAACATTCTCTGCCACCTTAGATTTCCTCCTCTCTATACAATGCATCCAGCTTCCTGGCGCCATCCAGCCGCTTTGTACCATCTAAGTAATGTAAATTCCTGCGGTATGTTATTTTTACATCCCCGGTATTTCCAGATGTTTTTGTTCGGATTAAAAACTTAGTTTTTGTGTTTGTTCCAGTAACCCATCTGCCCGAAGCTCCCGCTATATGTAGTCCTGCCGCTCTGTTTTTCATTTCTTCAGAAACTTTAATGGTGTTTTTTGAAGAAACAGGGGTTATATACTGTGCCGTCCTGATGCAGGCTGTTGTTTTTGTCCTGGCTAAAAAACAGTTTGTTGTGCCAGGATGGATGCAGGACCGGTGGTTTGCTGACGCATTTATATATTCTCCAGTAAAAAAAGCAGATGGCAGCTTTGCTAAAACGGACGGGACAGTAATGCTTTCACCAGCATGTAAACTTACTGCTCCGTGGATTATTTTTGGTATCAGGTTATATCTGCCTTTCCCATCCAGCCGCTTTGTACCATTCAACCGTTTGGTACCATTCAAAATTCTGCTGCCCCAGAACGGGATATCTGTGCACATTCTGATAACGGGGACATTTATTGTTTCAAACAGGGGTATAATTAGAACAATTACATATTGTATTACTTCAAGGACTGCCCTTTCAGGCTTCACATGTTTTAGCATTTCTGCAAATCTTTTAGCTGATGATTGTACGGGGTCTGAATAAACAATAACCCTGAAATGGAATGGTTTACCGCCATATTCAAACCATTCCTTTACTTCTCCTGCTCCAAATACTGCTGAAACAAGCTCTGCCACCGCTTTAGGCGTGCCTGCTGTCATATACCAGATAAGGGTGTTTTTGATAAGCTGTCTTTTTGTGCTGGTATCCAGGGTATCCTTGTAGTATTGCGTACGCAGTTCTGCTGCCAGCAGGTCCAGTATTTTTTCTGGCTGGCTGTCTATATCTGGATAGATGCAGGTTCTCCAGGCACATCTGTATAAAAGACGGCAGCCTTGCTGTAAAGCATGGCTCAAAGCCTGTACTTTCGGATTTTTTGTAATATTCCAGGGCATGATGTCTTTAACCTGCCCATCGTAATAATTAATCATCTTCAAGCCCCCTGTATACAGCCCTTATACTTGTACAGACAGGTTTTGCAGTCCCGTCCACTACTTTAAAAACCGGTTCCCTTATTACAGTCCTTTTTGCGCCTGCATTATTTATATGTGCAACCAGTACATCGGGGTTTATATCCCTTCCTGTTTTTGTGTCTTGCCATAGCCTGTATTCCCTGACAGCAATGTCCACCTGTTCCTGTATGGCAGCAGCCATGTTGCTGTCGCTGGTATTGATATAGTAATCAATGTCTATGGCATATTCTGCTATATCTGGTTTTTTAACCTGTACATAATCCGCAAGTGGACGTTTTCCGCGCTGGCTTACATATTCCTGTACTGCCTGGATTACTGTGTCAGATGGGACAGTCCCGTCCGCCATGACAAAACGTATGTCAACCATGCCAGGTGACGGGCTTGTAACTTTTACATCCCCGATTTCAGGGCTGTAATCCCTGACCCAGTACACATATGCATCAGCGGAACCAGCAGTAGAAAAGCTGGACGGTGCCAGGTAAAGCCTTTCTGCCAGGCTCTGGTCACTTTCAATGTCAGCCCCTCCGGCGCTTTTTTCTGTGTTTGACACTGAAGAAACAAATCCCACAGGGTCTGCAAGAATATCAATTTCCCCGACAGAGTAACCATTGCCGGATATTCCGGTTTCGGTACACTCTGCCATTACTATTACCTCTGTTTCCCCTGCTGGTATTTCTGCGTATTCCATAGTGGCAAAATAAGCCCCTCCGGCAGATGTTACCTTTGTCCCTGCCGGGATGCCTGTCGCCGCTTCACGTTTACCCGAAAGAGTAAACTTTACCGGGGCTTTTGCTGCTTTTGCCGGTTCCCTTGTTACTCCTCTTAGTGCTGCCAGGTTATCCAGGTACCCGCCATAAGCATACTTGATAAAATTCATTTTTCCTGCTTTGTCCGCATTCTGCATCCCCTGGTATATGACCTGCGCACATGCCAGCATAATGATACGGAACGGGTCTGCTTTGGAAAGCTGTATTTCCTTCCCTGTGATTTCTTGGTATTTATCTGTAAAACTGCCTAAAAGCAAATCCTGTAAATCTTCCAGGGACATATTGTCCATAAAACTTATATCTGGCAGGCTGTCTATGGTATCCAGTATTCCGGACATATCTGGCTTCCTCCTTTTTTTCTTTATGCACTGTCATCATCATCTTCTATGTCGTCTGCATCTTTTAGCCCTATTGTTATCACAGGGGTAATGTTTCCGTCTTCCGAGTATCCGTATGAGATATCCAGTATTTCAGCCCTGTTTTCATAAATTTCTGTTTTTTCAATGGCTTCAAGGGCAAACAGGTTCTGTGCCACATTTACAGGGTAATCTTCAAATGACTGGTCCATCCCGAAATTACGGTCGCCAGGGCATGTCCCTTCTGCTGTACTGTAAAGCAGGCTCAGGTTTCTTCTTATTTCTTCCAGTAACCCTGCATCCAGATAGCTGTCACCTGTAATTATTGTTTTTGGTGTATTAAACATGCCCCTTCACCATCCTCATAAATACTCTTCCAGTGTAAGGTTGCAGGTTATCCTTACAACCTCACCTTTGTTTAATATCCTTTCCCAGCTTTCACTCATTTCAGTTATCACAAATTTATGGAAACCTACTTTCTTTTTCCCGATGACAACTGTCTGCGGGGTTCCTTTGCGTATTAATTTTTCTATGTTTTTTAAGGTTTTCCTGGGCTTGACGCCATGCTGTGCATCCAGGGTTATTGTAAATTCCAGGCTGTCAGCATCTGGACCAAGGAACTGCTTCTTTGGCTTCCTGCCAACCCTGGGGTGTGAAGCCCATCTGCCTTTTACATTCCGTTGCATTTCAGAAAAAGTAAGTATTCTTTTATCACTCGTTTCAAAAACAATCTTCTTTCCTATATGCCCTATTGCTGCTTTTGCCAAAATTCTTCCCCCTTATGCCATTCCAAGCCGTTCCTTTATTGCCTTTATGTCTTCCATGATGCCGGCAACTGTAAAACTTTCATTATCACTGGCAGCAGAAAGGGTTATATGCCCTGCCTTTATTTCCAGCGTTTCCCCGTCAAAATCAAACGAAGCACCTTTCCCTAAATCTTTATGGTATATTCCAGGGCTGCCTGCCGGGTTGCTTTCATTCCAATAGGTTCCTAAAATTATCCCCATTTCATTTCCATTGCTTAAATGGGCCACAAGGACTTTTGTGCCTGGTTCTGGACGTTTATATTCACCATTAAATGTTGCAAATGGCAGCATCTGTGTAACATCCCCGTCCCTGTCATTGTAAATTATGCTTGCCATGCCTGTCACAGGGTCAAAGCTGCTTATTGTCCCTATCCTGTTTTCTGCCCTGTCCATCCTTTTCCCCCCTTAAGTTTTTTCCAGGCTGCTTTTTTCACACCAGCCCAGCCTTGTACCGCCTTTGCGCCTGGCTATCCCGTACTGGTATTTGCAACCGCTGCCTGAAATTTCTGTGATATACATTGCTTCGTTATTATGCTGTGTTGCTTTGCCGCCGTTGTTTCCCCAGTAAACAGTACCATCCACTGTCACTCTGTCACCTACGCTTAATTCCTGGCTGTCTGTATTTTCTGTACTGGCTGTCTTTTTTTTGCTGCCCGTAGTCTTTGTTTTGCTTTTTATTGTCCTGACTGATGTGACACCTGCTATCCTTTTCTGGCACTTATGAAGTTCCAGGTCCATTGTATACGCATCTTCTGCTTTTATGTTATGTATTACCCTGTCAACAAAGTATTTACCATTGAGATGGCCAAGCCCTGCTATTTTTACTGTGCTTCCTGCCGTAATACGTATGTCTGCCATGATTGTAACAGACATTGTTTCTGCTTTTTCATTTTCAGAATTAACCCTGGCACATGCTTTGAGTTCTGCTTCATGGAGGCTTTCAGCCTTTTCATTTATGTTTAATATGCGCTTTCCACTGCCTACAACGCACATTATTTCCTTATTGTCTTTCCCGCTTGTATATTTTATAGATGCGCCGGTATATGTCCCGGTAAGCGTAGTGTTATAGGACCAGTCCTGGAGGACACTCCTGTCTAATATAGCAACTGGTTTCCTGGTCTCGTATTCCCCTTTATCATAAATTACGATTTTACCACGGTAGATTTTTATGCCTATGCCAAAATCTTCACAGACCTTCCTTAAAAAACTGCTGTCTGTTTCATTGTTTTGTTCAATTGTTCCTGTGTTTATGGCACCAGCGGCATAATCCAGCCTAAGGTGGTATCTTTTTGCAATACTGGACGCTATTTCTTTGATGGCAGATTTTTTCCAGGTTTTGTTCCTTGCAGTACACCTGAAGGCATTGCCATCTGGCACAGAAACCCCGCCTATGGTACATGTAAGCTCTGGTCCCGAATAACTTAAATCATCCAGGCAGAACTTTCCGCAGTCAAAAACCTTCTTCTTCCCTGCTTTTTTCCAGTTTTCCAGTATGATTTCTGCTTCAAGCTTGTCACCTTTTGCCGGCATCCATTTTTTTATCCACCGCATATCAGTATTGGCTAAAATTATGCTTATGGCATCACTTTCGCCTGAAGCCGGGTCCTGGTATGTAAACCCTTTGTTAAATTCTGCCATGACTGATGCGGGACGTTCCTTTGTCCTGCCTGCTTTTTTTGATTTCACTTTCTTTGAATATGTTACTTTTACGGTGGCTTTCCTGGGTGTATTCTTTATCATTCTGCGTCATCCTCGTCTTCGTCGCTGTAATCGTTATACGGGTCTTCATCTTCATCATTGTTCCCGCCTGTCCTCCATGGTGGCAGTTCCCCTTCTTCCTCTTCTGGCAGTTCAGGGATATTTAATACTGTCCCTGATGAAAATACAAGAATATCCAGGAATGGGTAATTATTTGCCATGAGGAAAGAGGCATATTTTTCATCACCATATGCTTTAAAGGCTATGTTATCCCATGTTTCGCCTTGTATTGTGCTGTACGTTCCTGTCACTCTGCCACCTCCTACAGCCTGCTTCTTTTTAATTCCTTGTCATACTGCTTCATAAGTTTCTTAAATTCTGAAAAACTTGTATGCCCTGCTTCCACAGCATCCTGTTTTGTTGCATTGCCATAAAGGTTATATACAGGGCTGTACTGTATGCTGTATCCTGCATTGCCTGCAGGCTGTGCCTGGCGGTTCCTGCCGTTTGCTGTGCCTATGCCCTTTAATTTTTCCAGGAGCATTTCAATGGCAGAGGCACTGCTGTCTTCCCTTACTGAAAGGGAAACAATGTCTTTCATATGTGCCCACAATGTGTCAAGCGGCAGTATGGCTTCACTCCCTGCTTCACCTGCCCCCTGCATTCCTGCCCTGGTGTTAAAGATGGTAGGTTTGGTAAATATACCGCCTGCGGCATTCCAGGACACATTAAAATCTGGTATTTTTACATCCCCGCCTTTGCCATAGGTTTCTGTCTTGTAATTTACGGAAATGACTGGCAGTTTTGGTTTTGGTATTGTAATCTGCATATTTGCAAATGCAGACCTTACAGCGCTTGCCGCCGCCTTTGCTGCATTTGTAACAGTAGATTTAAGTTTTTCCATAGCTGTCTGTGCACCTGCATTTACCTGGTTCCATGAGCTGTCAAGGGTGGTATTTACTTCTGTCCCAAGCCCTGCTGCTGCCTGGGTTACTGCCTGGCTGTTTGCTGCCATGCCATTGCTTAAGGCTTCTGCGCCCTGGGTGCCTGCTTCTGCCAGTCCTGTATCAAATGGTGCTGTGTCAATGGTTATGCCTGCAACCCCTGCATTTATCCCGTTCCCTAAAGCCGCTGCGCCATTATTGCCTGCTGCCTCCATGCTGGAATTAAAAACGGATGTATCAAGGCTGCCTGATGCAATGCTGCTGGTTAAACCTGTTGCAAAAGCACCGCCTGCCGCTGTGCCTGCTGCCGTTGCGCTGCTTGTATCAAGGCTGCTAAAGGCAGCAGATGACAAGCCTGAAGCTGCGTTGCTTGCCGCCCCGGTACCGCTGCTTATTCCATCAGCATAACTTTGTGCTGCTGCTGTACCAGTATCTGATACATCTGCGTCATCACCACCTTTAAACAGGCTCTTAATTGCACCCCACAGGCTCTTGCCCATGCTGGCAAATCCCTTTATTATACCCCTTATGGCACTGATGCCGACATCCAGCCAGTTAATGCCCTTGAACCAGTTTACAGCAGTAACAGCTATATTTTTGAGTGTACCAGGAATGGCTGTTGCAAATGCCCTTATGCCATTTATGATAAATGTGATAACCTGTGTACCCAGCTGTGCCCAGTTTATACTGTGGACTGCTGTCTTTGCAGACTCACATATGCCCCTTAATGCCTGCGGGACTGCTGTTACAAGGCTTTTCACCCCGTTTGCAATGCCTGTAATTATAGTCCTCCCAAGGGACATCCAGTTAAATGCCTGGAAAACAGAAAGTATGGCCTGGATAATCTGTGGAATGTTGGAAATCAAAACTGGCGCTGCCTGGATTAACCCGTTTGCAAGCTGTACAATTAATTGCAGGCCGGCTATTAAAAGCTTCGGGGCATTATCGTTTATTATCCCGCATATATCCGTTATGATCACAGGGATTGTCTGTATGAATACAGGGATATTTGCGATTAATGACTGCGCAATAGCCATTACCATCCTGAGTCCTGCATCCACCAGCTGCCCTGCGCCCTGTCTTAATGCCCCTGAAAATGATACAATTGCCTGCATGGCTGCTGGTATTAACTTTGGCAACCCGCTTATTATGCCCTGTGTAAGCCCGTCTATAAGCCGCACGGCAGCAGACAGCAGGACTGGTGCATTAGCTGCTATCCCCGATACCAGGACCTGTATTATTGTGGCTGCTGCCTGTACAAGTGATGGGATTTGCTGTGCAATGCCATTTGCAAGGTTCGCTATTGCTATTGTCCCGCCCTGCATAAGCGCAGGCAGGGCTGCTACAAGACCATTGAATAAAGTTGTTACCAGGTTTCCTGCAGCTGGTAAAAGCTGTGGCGCATTGCTTTTTATACTGCTTACTAATGTTTTGGCTATCCTTAGTGCAGTCCCTCCAATCTCTGGAAGTCTTTCTGTAATACCATTTATAAAGCCTGCCAGTGCTTCTGCACCACTGCTTACTATCTGTGGTATCTGCCCTGTAATACCCTGTGCAAATTTTAAGATTATATCTGTCCCTGAAAGAGCCACCTGCGGGACTATCTTAAACATGCCTTCCATAAACGCAGAAAAAACTCCTGATGCCGCCTGTGCAAGCCCGTCTGAACTGCCTGTTATGCCATTAACCAGGTTCTCTAAAAGGCTTACACCCATGCTGGTTATTTTTGGCGCATACCCCGCTGCCGTATCAACAATGTCAGACAGACAGCTCCCTGCCGCACTTGCCATTGCTTCCATGCCGCCAACACTGTATGCGCCGCTCAGTCTTCCTACAAGCCCTGAACCCATCTGTGTCATTTCCCTTAACGGGGCATTTAAATCTTTGTATATGCTTATCCCTAAATCTGAAAGGGCAGATTTTAAAATGGAGATATCGCCTTTCAGGTTATCAAGCTGGATGGCGTACATATCTTCACATGCGCCTGCACTGTCTTCTATGTAACCGCTTAATTCTTCAAACCTGTTCCCGGCACCGCCTACCATGGACTGCAGACCGTTAAACAAAATCCCTGCCTGCTCACTGTCCAGACCGAATTTCTTTGTCATTTCACTGGCAAATGCTTCTGCCGTAGTAGCCGTGTCAAAATTCTTAGCCATTTTTTCAATGTCTATGCCAAGGCTTTGCAGGCTTTTTCCTGACCCTTCAAGTGCGGCATCCATAACAGACCCAAGGCTTGCAGCGGAGTCTGCGGTTGCAGCAAGCATGGCACGTGCTGATGAAAGGTCTGTCAGCTTGAATATTGTTGACAGGGTTTTATTGACTTCTTTGGCTGAAGCTCCTGCCAGTGATTTATTAATATCACCAAAAATATCACCAAGGCTGCGCATATTGCCGGCGGCATCATATGCAGACAGCCCCATCTGTATGAACATATTAGCAGCATCACTGTTACGCGGGCTCTGCAGGTTAAGTATCATGTTGCGGAGGTGCGTGCCGCCTTCTGCCGCTTTGATGCCATTGTCTGCCAGGATGCCAAGCGATGTATTTAATTCTGTAACACCCCCTGCAAGCCCTGAAGCTGTTCCGCCAACAGTAAGGATTGCCTCGCCAAGCTGTGCAACGCTTGTGTTAGATTTACTGGCAGTCTGTGCAAGCTTATCTGAAAATTCCGTCAGGTTTTCTTCTGTCGCCTCAATTTTTAATGCACTCATGCTGTCAGTCACCATGTCACTTGCCGCTGCCAGCTCCATAGCCCCTGCTCCCGCCAGGTTTAAGACCGTTGGCAGGGCGGAAGCAGCCTTGTCAGCGTCATACCCGGCAAGGGCCAGGTAGTTTAATGCCTCTGCTGCCTCTGTTGCTGAAAATGCAGTTGAACGCCCGCATTCCCTGGCCGCATTTTCCAGTGTTGCAAATGCCTGCTGCCCTTCCTGGGTACTTTTATCAAGGAGCATTGTAGCGGCAACCTGGCTCATGGAACTTTCAAATTCCTCACCCGTATTTATGGCAGCTTTGCCTATGGCACCTACTGCCGCCACTGTGGCAGCAGTAGCGGCACCTGTAATCTTTGTGACAGTACCCGCAGCCCTTGCAGCCATGCCTGCTGCTTTTGATATGCCGCCAATGCCTTTTTTTGCCAGTCCCAGCGCATTTTTAAAGGAGCTTTCCACTTTGCCAGCAATCTGTATGGCAATTTCCATTTCCTTACTTTTTCCCATAAACTTCTGCCACCTCCGCTGCTATCTCCACCAGGTCCGGGACAGGCAGGCTGGAAAGCCCTAAAAAGTCTGTTTTTAACACCACTGATAAATTTACCGCCAGTTTACGAAAAACAATGGCGTCAGAAGGCTTTATGCCCCGCCGTATAAAAAACTTGTAACACAGTTTTTTACTTTGATTGCTTCCCGTGGTGGAAGTGATTTAAAAAATTCAACCACCAACCCTGATGCCCTGGAAGAAAGGATACATGCATATTCAAGGCTCATTTCTGGAAGGACGTTTACCGTGCCGCTGCGTTCCATAACTTTATTAGCCGCAATCATGTCTGCTGCACTAAGGTTTTCCAGACCGCTTAAATCAATACAGGTATATGTATCCCCTTCAAAAACAAAAGGTTTACTGAATGTTACCAGGTACGGGTTTCCTACTTCCCCCTGTACCTTTTCTGGTTCTGACACTGCTGGCACATGGTTTTCTTTTCTGGTTTCTTTTTCCATCAACACATCTTCCTCACTTTCTCTAATAAATCCTGGTTATGCACCTTATAGATAAAATTAAGCTTGTCAAGCTCGATTTCAGTTATGCCCCCGATTTCTATAAGGATGTAAAGCACCTCTAGCTTAATACTGCTTGCTGTTCCTGCTCCATTTTTAAGTTTGCCGCCTGTTATGCCTTTGTTTTTACCGCGTACCACTACACGCATCTGTTTAAAATCTGTTGCCCCTGTTTCATTCTCCGTATACTGTATTGCACCCCTTAAGGTAATGGTGACTGATGAAATGTCATCCGAAAGAATAAACAGGTCTGCATCCATTGTCCTGAATGGTATCTCTATTTCCATGCTTGCGAACTGCCCAAGTGTCGGGTCATCAATTTCGCCAAGGATACCAGGACCACTCAAAGTTTCAGTTAAACTCTCAAAGTCAGGCAGCGTTACTTCTTCGGAAATACCGATGAGCTGTGCCTTGCCTTTATAAACATTGAAGGCATTTATTTTTGATGGTATGTTATACAATTATGTCACCCCCTCAGCTTAGTTCTGCTTCAAGTGCCGCAGGGTCAAACTCAAGCACATTTAAAATATCTTCTGCTGGTGTATATGGCGCAAGATACTGGTGGAACTGTATTTTTCCATCCAGGATATCAGTAACCGGGTTTTCGTCTGCGTTATACACAATCCTTGCGCCTGCACATTTTCCCTGTGCCACATATGAATTGCCACGTATATTTTCTGCATCACATATTGTCTCAACAAGCCTTTTGTTGGCAGGGTCGTCTACATTCTGGAAATAGCTCAGGATAAAACTGTTACCCCACCAGCTGAAGAAACGGCGGCAGCAGAACCAGCGGTCTTTAGGGTCTGTTGTCCCAGGGTACGCCGCACTGTTGTTTCCCCATGAACGGAAACCGTTCCAGTTAATTGCTGTTACCACACCAAAACTGTTTACCAGGTTTGCCTGTTCCTGGTCTACCACAATCTCCGTGTTATTTTCATCATCCAGGCACAGCCCGGTAATTGGGATGGCTTTGTTGCTGGCACTCAGGTTTGGCACATCGTCATTATCCGCATCTGTATAAGCAACAAGTGCTGAATAGATGGCACTGTAATAATATACATTGCTCCCGATTTTCACTTTAGGCCATACGGGTTCCATATGGCTGCTGATAAACCCTGATTTTTCTTTTACTGTTTTTACATCTGTATACTTTGTGGCACCATCCGCTGTACAATCCAGGTCAGCTATGCATTCACATGTAAAAACCCCGTTAATTTTAAGACACTTGGCAGCCATGACAGCGGCAACCGAAGGGTCTTTTGAATACCCTGGTGCTGTTATTAACCCTGGTGTCATGCCATATAGCGGGAATACCTGGCGCACCAGTTCAAGACCGCTTTCTTTCCCTGTGCTTACATCATATCCTCCGATAATGTCCCTGGATGTTACTTTTGACGGGTCAATCCTGTCATAAGAAACAGATATCTCTGCTGCATCTTTTCCGGTGCCATTTTCAAGAAGCGTAACTACTGCATATCCGTTACTATCGAAACTGGCAGTATAATCCGTGCCTGGCTGCAAAAGATTTTCACCATTTTTTACAACAAGCGTATCAATGAGCACCCCTTCTGTCCCAATCACAGCCTGCATACCGGTAACTGCGCATGCTGTTCCAGATACTGTTTCTTTGTGTCTTGTCGGGTCAAGAACATTAATTAAAACCAGCGGCGCAACTGCAAAGTTTTCAAATGTTGCGCTTATGCTCTGGTTAAGGCTGTAATCTTTCAGGTTAGCAGAATAGCCTACTGCCTTTGATGCTTCTGCCAGACTGTAGGCTATTTTTACTACATTTGTTGAATCATACGGGTTTTCTGCCAGGTTGACAGGTGAAATCCCCACAACTACCTGCAGTGCTGCTGTGCCAAGCACTGGTGCTGCAAGACTTGTAGGGTTCTCAAGTACCCTTACTCCGTGGTTGTAAGCCATTCTTATCCCTCCTGTCCTGTTATTTTGCTGGCTTCCTTAAAAAGTATGTTTAGTGCACTGCCTTCTTTTGACAGCTCTGCGTTTGCCTTTGCCAGCCCCGTAACCGGAATGACCAGGCTTTCAAATACCCGATGATTTATGATCTGCTCCTTAAGGGCATCTGGTAATCCGGCATTGTATGTGGTATACTGCTTCGCTCCGAGAATGTCCGGACCGATATAGACCACGGTTTCGTCCTCAAACCTCTGATAACTACGAATGTTCTCATCCACCTGTGTGGCCGGTTCCGCTTTCGCTTTTCCGGCTGTTTTCTTTGCTTCGCTCACGAATATGGATCCTCCCTTCTTATTGATGCAATTTCAAAAACCAGGTTCATGCCCCCAAAATAAAAGGGGTAACATTCTTCATCCTGCAAAGTCCATAAAATGGGGTACTGTATTGTATACTTTCCGTTAAGTACCGGGAACTTTGCAAACCTCTCATAAATCCTGGCTATTATATTTAAAATGTCTTTGTGTCCCTGCTTGTCATAATCCGGCTCATAAATGCCTATAAGCAGGGTAAGGTTTACTTTCTGGGCACTGTTCTCATCTTCGATTTCACCGTCTGCTATCCGTACCACGATATATGGGTATGGGTCTGACACGGTCTGTTCTTCTGCCAGCCCGTTTTCCAAAATTTCCAGGGGTATTTCTTCCTGGTTTAATGGTTCTGGCATGGGAAGGAGCTGCTCAAAGATGTTTATGTTGCTTTTTCCACCCTGCGGGGTTTTTAGCCGGAAACCTGAAAGGATTTTCTTAAGTTCATCTGCCAGCCCGCTTTGTAGAAATGCTGCGACCATTTACTTAAATCTCCTCTCTTAACGCACGTGAAACGTGTCTGCTTACCGCTGCTTTTAAATCGGACTGGATATAAGGCTTTACAATTCCGTATACCCGTTTTTCGTTTCCAATCATTTCTGGTATGGAAGCCCCCATTTTTTCTGAAACTTCCCCTTTCTGTCCACGCTTCACACCTTCGTTTCTCTGGAAAATCCCTGTGTGTCCGCTACCCATTTTAGCAACAAACCATTTCAGTCTGGCTGTCCGCGATGTTTTAAAGCCAGAACTTTTTAGCAGTTTTCCAGAAGCACTGGTTCCGCCCTTTCCTATCTGGTAACGGTGCAGGGTAGGATTGAAATATCTTTCCGGTCCCAATGTGCCGCGCCGATAAGAAAACTTTCCCATAGGTATTTTTTTTCCTCTGGCGTAAATAACAGCCACTGGCTTGCTGTTTGTAGCAGATTTTATTGTCATTACACGGTTAAATCCAGCCGTCTTGACTGTATAAGTTTTCTGTGCCTCTTTCGCAAGCCTTGACCTGGCTTTCCGTGCGGTATCATTAACAGCCAGTTTAAGGACTTTAGGGGCTTTAGCTTTCATAAATCCTAGACGCCTCTCAATCTGTTCAATATTTACTGCCTCAACTGTAATACTCAACTCTTATTCGCCTCCAAGTGCAGGGAATACACGCCACCTTCATTCAGGCTGTCTATAACTATAAAAGATGCGTTGTCTATTTTGATGGGCTTGCCAAAACCAGGAAGTGCACCAAAATCCAGGGCGTTTACATAAACGAGGCTCTTTTTTTTGTATACGCCATCCATGTGGCTGTTTATCCGCTTTTCCCGTTCCGCCAGTTCATTATCATCAATGATGACAGGCATTTTTTTGCCGTTGACGACATGTTCTTCACCAAATTCCTGGGGATTTAAAAAAACTGTCCTGGCATCATTCCTTAGGATTTCCTTAAAAGAAACCATATTTATATCCCCTGCCTTTCCTGCGTTCCAGCGTATCTGGCAGACGGCCAGTAAGGTCATCCATGCCGCTGCCTGTCATTCCTGGTTGTCCGGGGAGCGCAGTCACAGAAAATGCTTTAGGGAAATTGAAACTGTTCCCTTTCTGGCTCTCGCCATTCTGCGCTTCCTGCTGCAATCCACGCCTCAACCATTTCCAGGTTATTCACTGGCAGGGAATCGCCAGCTTTGTACTGGCGTGCAAGATACAGTATGGGACGGAGTGCCGTCAGCACTTTTGGCAGCGGCTTCTTCGGGGCATTTTCCCCGTTTTCCGTTTCAGGACCCTGGTCTGTATCTTCCCCGCCTTCTGCATTATCCCCCACCTGTCCTGCATCGGGTTCATGCCCTGCCTGGGATTCAGGCGCAGGAGTTTCAGGGGCTTTCGCCTCCTGCTCTGTCTTTATTTTTTTTGCTGCCATGATTCACACCCCCTTATGCATTAATCTTAACGAATACGGATGGCTCGCCAGCCGCCGCGTCCCGCACCGCAAACCCTGCCTTCACACTTCCTTCCGCTTCGGTTGCTGAAAAACTGCCATCACTTTCCGAATAATAAACATCTGCGCCTATTCCAATTTCCGATCCATCCTTTGGCACTTCATACACACCCGTCACATGGATGCTGCCCTTTTCCCCTGGAAGGATGTCCGTCCCGGCAACGCCAATCCTGCTGCCAAGCACAAGGATTGTGTTCGCTTCAATCACATCCGTTGCCGTATTTACATAGTCAAGGGTATCGCCCCTCTGCCAATATGCCGCTTTGCTCATGCTCGTCCATCTCCTTTATTATGCCAGTTCAAGTTTCGTATTTACTTTCACGCCCGGATTCTTAACGCCGCCACGGAAATCCATAACGCTGATGCCCCAGTCCAGATAGATGTCCCAGATAAAGCCAAGCTGCCCCGGAGCTTCCATCCTACGGATATTTGGTATTTCCTGTCCGTTCAGGTAATCAACCTCAATGAAATCTGTGTCGCCCTCTGCACCAAGCAGCCACCAGGGCATCACATTCCCCATGCCGCCACACAGCGCATTGATGGTCGGGTCCTCCACGACTTCCAGCTGGTCACGGTACTGGTAGAGCGGGTTCACCGCCTGTGTGTTGTCCGAAGTGTGTATGGTCGGGCTAAAGAACAGCGTATACATGTCAAATCTCATGCCGCTTGGGACAACAATCTTCGCCGGATTGATGATGATGGCTTCATCGAATTGGTCGCGCTGGTTGGCCAGTGCCATGATCATGGTCTGCATTGCCTCCTGCGTTACACCGGTCCCGACCTTGAGCAGGTTCTTGTGTACGGACGAAAACAGCTGTGCGCCGTCATAAATTGCCGGATTATTTACCAGAATCTGGTATACCTGCTTATTGATGGTCTTGCGGGCAGATGCCGCATAACGCGCCGGGAGCGAGGTCACCACGCCAATATCATCATCAATGAATGCTTTCCTTGAAAGCGTGAACTGGCGGCCATATGTCCTTAACTTCCTGGTCGGAAGGTGGTCATCCCTGAATGTATCGTGTTTCAGTTCGCCGTTCTCAGGCACTTCCAGAAACTCACCGACCGGTCCCGCAATGTAATAATTGTCGTGTGTCTTGAAATCTGACAGCGTCCCCTTTTTCGTAATCTTGTCGAATGTGACAGATACCTTTTTATGCCCTTCCTTGTATGCCTTTTCAATCGTGTTGTCCAAGATTGCCGGGAACGTAGATTCCGGCGTGAAAAATCCCCTCTGCAGTTTGGCGTACAATTCATCATCCGTCTTGCGGTTCAGGCCGCTTTCGCTCTCGCCGTCCATATGCAGGCATTCAATGGCCAGATCGCGGAGGCGCATCCCCATGAAGTTCCTCGCCCCATCCGCTGCCTGATCCAGAGACATGCCGGATCGCATGATCAAGGAGTCGACCGCAGCCCTGCGGAATTTGTCACCCTCGTCATCCGTCACGCGCACCCTGGAATGGATCGGCGCACCCTGCCGCATAAGCTGATCAAGGACTGCCGCGCGTACCTCTTCCACGGATTTTCCATCATCCACGAATGAGCGGGAATCAATGCCGAAATTGCCGCACATATCTTCAATCTGGCGCACCCTTGTGCGCTCTGCTACAAGTGCTTTCTTGGCAGCATCCTTGGCTTTCTTTTCATCATCATCCTCGCCGTCACCATCGCCATCGCCGCCGTCACCGTCACCATTGCCGCCCTCATCATCCTTAGAGCGGATTCCCTGCCCCGGCTCTGCGCCGCCAGACAGGTCAAGCAGTTCCACGGAGCGTTTCAGGTTGTCGAATTCGGCCTGCTCTTCCGCAGTCATTGCCCGGCCTTTTGCAGCGGTAAGCAGTTCATTCATCCGAGCAAGCATCTGTTCTCTTGTCATTTCCAGTTCCCCCTTTTTTAATAATTGTGTATATTGTTGAAGTTGCCGCAGGTAAGCCTCGCGGATTCCGTCAGCCGCATTTCCACCCTCTGAACGCCCCACGCCGACTGTTGAGTCGGCAGGGACGGATACGATGCTGATCTCATAAGGTGTCCACCGCCTTGCGATGGAGCATGGTCCCGTGAACCTTCCGTCTGCAGACTGCTTGTTTGGCATTACTTCTTCCCATGAATCCACCAGATAGCCGACAGACACGCCTTTTAATGTGCCGCCTTTTACTTTCTGGAATATCTTCTCGGCATCTTCGTCCGAATCAAATGTTATTTCAGCCTCGCCTCGGCCGTTTTCCACCCATGCTCGGTCTATCTTCCCGATTACTGCATCTCGGTCATGGTTAAAGAGCAATACTCCGATGGAGTTCAGCCGTTCAAGGTTTACACATCCATCTGTGTGGTCAAGTATCTCTGGTCCGAACCAGCGGTCATAAGGCTCCTCGGACGAAAATGAAAGCCTGAATGTCCGCTCCTTCCCTTCGACCGCTCGGATAGAGCAGCCGGAAAGTTCGCGGATTCCCTTATCCCTGTCCTGCCCCGCCGTCTGCGGCTGCATTTCCCGAAACATTGCCGTCCCCGCCATCGGTTTCTGTACCGCCAACGTCTTCTTGTTCCTGTCCCGTACTTTCACCCCCGCCGCCTGGGTCTGAGGCTTCATCTTCTTTTTCTTCCTGTAGTTTTCCATCGAAAATCACACCCCCTAAATCAATGCCTTTGCTTTTACCGTATTCCAGCACTTCTGCCATATCATCTATTTGCGACCGCCAATCCATGCCGTTTTCCGCAGCCACCTGCTTATATGTCTTCACGCCGGAATTTAGCGCGGTTTTTGTGGCGGACGCTTCTTTCATCGGGTCAATCCACGGCTTCGGCTTCTTGATCCATTCGTGGGTAAAGTAATCTTCTTTATTTTTCCAGAAGTCCGGTATGTTAACCTTTCCGACAAGGACGCAGGATATTACGAAGGTTTCATATATTTCATCCAGTGCCTCTATGATCCATTCCTCATCTTCCGCGAATGTCAGCGTATCCTCGATAAGCCCCTGCCTTGCGGATGAATAGTTGGTTTCTGAAAGGTCGCGGCTGGTCGCTTCGTAGGACATCCCCTGCCCCGCGCCAATCATTTTCTGGTGCAGCTTTACGAATGACGCTGCGTCCGCAGACTGCCCGGTCGGGTTCACCACTTCCACATCATCACCCTGGTTCAGTTCGCTTATCATCCCAGGTGCTAATTTCTTACCGTCATAGTCATGTTTCCTTTCAGTAGACATGCGCCCAACGCCGCCAGTCGGGAGTACGCGCTTTATGAACACGGCAAGGCATGCCTCAATCCGCTGTTTTACGGAAACCGCCGTCATGAATTCGTTCGTGTCCCGGATGCGTGTGATTGTGTGCGCCATGTCCGACATTTCCCTTATCTGTGACGGCCGGGTCTTCGTGTAGTAGAAGATCACATCATCCGCTTTGACGTACACAGGCTCACCAATAGAAAATCCATCTATCTGGTACTGCCTGATCCAGTAGCCTATCGGACGGTTGTATTCGTTGTACTCAATGCCACCGACCACACGGTTGTTTGGATTGCCCGGTATGCAGTGCATTGTGTCCAGTTCGTCCACTTCGACCATCTGAATGGAAAAGGGGATGAAGCCGTCCTTCGTGTACCGCTTCACGAACAGGATGCCGCCGTCAACGTGCTTTCTTTCCACCGCCATGCGCAGCATCTGGTTTAAGGACTGCGTCCCCGTCACATCACAGTTCCGCGCCTTGCACCATTTTTTCCACAGCTTTTCCAGTTCCGTGTTCAGCGTCTCATTTTCCGTCCGCGCCTGAAGCTGGAAACCCGTGCCGATTACATTCCTTTTCCTGGCCCATATCACGGAATTCATCAGGTCGGAATTGCGCTCCAGGTCACGCGCCCGCGCTCGGACATAATCCCTGCTGCCCCTGTCAGTCATTTCCGCAGAATAGTTGGACACACGCCAGCCAGCGTTTAACCTGCCACCGCTGCCCGCGTCATAATTCCTATATTCATCATACATAGACCGCCACGCCGCGCGGCGCATCCCCCACTCCGGGGATATAAAAGCAATGGCGTTGTCAAGCCAACTCATGGCGCATCACCTCCCCTCAAAATATGCCACCGATGTATTGCCAAATAAATGTAATTCAGATTCAGCCGCCACCTCTGCCTGGAGTTCCTTGCGCATCTCCCGGAGTACGCCAAGGTCTGCCCGCGTCAGCTTGCGCGATCCTATCTGGTAAGACTGGCCGCCGCCGAGAACCTTTGTTATCGCCGTGTTTACCTCTTCCAGCTTTTCCGCTGCCGTCATTGCCATAATGCCGCCCCCTTATATCCAGCTTTCGTTTTGCTCAATCCATGATTCTTCGTCCGTCTTTGCCGCGCCCTGCCGCTTTGTTTCCGTTTCTTCCGGGACATCATCCAGGTGCATGGAGCGGACACCCATAATGTCAGCCGCCGCCAGCGCGTACACTTCACAGTCTAAATAATGGTTGTCGGCATGGGCATGTTTCAGCTGCCAACGCTGCACTATCCGCGTCCCGACTTTTTCATTTACCTTATGCTCTGCCGTCACCTGCTCCGCGTACTCCATATCGCACCCTTCGTACACCATCCATGCCCCGCGCCCGTTCTGCTTTTTCATCCTTGACGCGATCATATCTTTGTATTTGTCACCGTCCACCAGCACAAGGTTCATCCCATACGCTTTGGAATCCGGCTTATTAATTTTGGACAGCTTGAAATGGCTCATCATAGGATTGGACGATCCTTTTACTGGCAATGCCCAATCCGAATTGTTCGCGCAGAAATCATAGGTGCTGTCCGCGTCATACCCAGAATCTATCAGGCAGAGTGCCGTAACGAGACGGTCGCCGACTTCCTTTTCATAGGCAAGGTTCATGATGCGCTCAATCTCTGCCCATGATGCCGCCTGGCCGTGCGCAATGTTCTGGCTGGTGATGAAGTTCCCCCATGCCCGCACTGTCCAGTACAAACAGGTTTCCTGCACATCCACGCCCCCGGTCAGCAGCTTCGCCCACTCCGGGACATACAGCGCAGGGAGGCTTGTCTGCCGCTCCATCACCGTATCTGCGGATGTTTTCAGCTTCGTATCTTCCCAAGGCTCGGCGAGCCAGCTGTTCGTGAAGTTCTGTAACTTCTCCGGGTCATCCTTGCTGTCCAAAAATTCTTTTACAATTTCCGAAAAGCGGACAAACGGGCTATAAAGCGTGTTAATCCAATACCCGACTTTCTTGTGGGTCGCATTGCTTTCTCGGACGATCTGCCAGTGGCCATGCCGGAGCATCCTGTCCTTATGCGCATCGTTGATAATACACCCGCATTCCTGGCATACATACACCGCCTGGTCTGCCCTGTCGGATGCCGTCATGCCATCCTCGGATTCCGGGAATTTTATCTGCTTGAATTTCAGTTCTATGTATTCCCCGCAATGCGGGCATGGCACGAAATAGTGCTTCTCAATGTCCGCACCCATCAGGCTCTTCCAGATATGCCCCGCGCTGATGGTCGGTGTGCTGGTAAGGTATATTTTGCTGTTTCTGAACGTCTTTACACGCTCCCTTGCAAGGGAAATCGGGTCCGCCTCTTTCTTGGACGCGCCTGGATATTTGTCAACTTCATCCAGAAACAGATATTTGATGGCCTTGGATGCAAGGCTGGACGGGCTGTTCGCTCCTGAAATCGTGAGATACATCCCATCAAACTGCAATTCCAGCTTCTGCGACTGCGTTTCCCGAAACAGATTTTTCAGCGCGGGGCTGTTCTTTAGCATCGGCTTGATACGGTTGTCTGAAATGGACTCTCCCAACTTGTCGGATGGATAGACGATCATCGTTGGGGATGGGTCTTGTTGGATTACATATCCAAGCATGTTAAGGGAGCCCTCTGACCCACCAATCTGTGTGCATTTGCAAAAAATTATCTCCTCGGTTTCATAGTTGCAAAGTTCATCCATAATCTCATTCAGATATGGAGTCTGGCTGTTCCTCCACGGGCCGGGCATGGCCGAAGACTGCGCATCAAGCACACGGTATTTCTCAGCCCACTGCGACACCGTCAGATCTTCCGGCGGCAGCAGTTTTTTCAGCGCGTCCTTGATGTACTCACTGACCTGGTACTTCTTGCGCCACTTTCTTGCCTTTGTTTTTCTCTGCATCCACTATCACCTTCACTTCTTTCGGCTCGACTACGCCAGCAATGACGAAGGATGCCAGCAGGTCTGCAATCTCGCCGGCCATTTCCTTTTCTATCCTCCGCGCCTCCAGCGGCTCAAGCTGCCCGAAAAGCATCCCGCACATCCGAGCCGGGATGGACATTGCGAATTTTTTAAACACAAGAAAGAATTTTGCATAGTCAAGCCTTACCTCATCTATGGATATATATTCCCCAGCAGCAATCTGTGTTTTCAACCTATGCAGCTCGCCCTGGCTTTCTTTTAGTGCAACGTCCGCTTCAAGTTTCTGCTCTTTCAGTTCCATTTCTTTTTCAGAGCGTGAACGTCCGTATGCCTTATCGGACAGATACTTAACATATTTCTGTATCGTAGGAGCCAGATCATACCGCCGCACCTCATGTCCGTCTACCTTTACCAGAACCGCGTCTATGACACCATCCCTCGTCAGCTGCTCAATCCGACGCGGTCCCTCAAAATTGAAAAGCTGTGCGATTACTTTTGGTTCATAAAGGTTCTGTGTTTTTTTTCTGCTGTTTTCTTCAACGGCCATGTGAATCCCCTCCTCCCCGGCAAAGTCGAAGCCAAGAATCAGCACCCCTAAATCAAAATCTTCACTCATGGATGGAGACCTCCGTCATACCCCCCCCAATACCGCCTTTTTCCCGGTCTGATCTTCCCACCGCTTTATGATTACATCGCAGTAGCGTTCATCAATCTCCATGACATACGCTGCTCGGTCAAGCTGTTCTGCCGCAACGATTGTCGTTCCAGATCCTCCAAACGGGTCAAGGATAATGTCGCCTGGCTTCGTGCTGTTCTGAATCAGATAACCGAACATAGGAACCGGCTTCATGGTCGGATGCGATTCGCTCCGCTTCGGACGGTCGAACGTGAGGATTGTTGTCTGCCGCCTGTCGGAATACCAGGCATGCCCCGCGCCGCCGTTCCATCCGTAAAGGCACGGCTCATGTTGCCACTGGTAATCCTGCCGCCCAAGAACGAACACATCCTTGCACCAGATCAGGCATTCCCGCACCTGCCAGCCCACATCGAAACACGCGCCCCTGAAATCATATCCCTTAGAATCCGCATGCCAGATATAGAACGCCGCCCCTGCCTTCATGGCCTGCTTGGCAGCAGTGAACGCATCAAACAGGAATACCCGAAATCCCTCATCGCTCATACGGTCATTCTCTATTTTCAGCGCATCCTTCGTCTTGCCAACGTAATCCACATTATATGGCGGGTCTGTAAGGTAAAGGTCTGCCTTCATGCCACCCATGAGCCGCGCCATGTCCTCCGCGCTCCTTGCATCACCGCATAAAAGCCTGTGTCCGCCCAATATCCACAGGTCGCCGCGTTTCGTGATGGGTTTTTCACAATCGTCCACAGCTTTATCAATATCAAAGCCCTCATCTTCCACGGCTTCATCTATATCCAGTTTTAGCTGCAATTCGTCCAGTTCCGAACGCGTGAACCCTGTCAGCGAAAAGTCGTAGCCACTCAGGTCTAAATCCTGCAAAAGATCACACAGCTTTTCATCGTCCCATTCGCCGGATATTTTATTCAGTGCAATGTTCAACGCCTTTTCTGCGTCCTTGTCCAGATCCACGACAACAACGTGCGCCGTGTCATATCCCAAATCCTGCAGGACATTGTACCGCTGGTGACCTCCAATGATTGTGCCATCCGAATTGATTATGATTGGGTCAACATAGCCATACTCTTCAATGCTCCTCTTGATTCTCTTATATTCTTCATCCTTCGGGGTCAGTGTAACCCTCGGATTGTATTCTGCCGGATGCAAATCCAACAAGGAATGCACTTCTATATTCAGCCTTGTTTTCATGCTGTACCTCCTGCCACCGGTTCCTTATGGAACCGGTGCGAAACGAAATGTTAAATTTTTTTTTAATTTCATCCAGAAAAAAGCTGCGCCTCCCGCGCCCCGCATAGGGGGTGGGGCTTAAGTAGTACCTAAGCCATGCCAGACACGTTTATGCGCCCGTTAAGGCACTTCCAGACTATTTGCCATAATTTACACCTACGCAACAGACCATGCTGTATGAGCCTTATATGGCGTTATACGGCAAGCATACAGGAAACATGTGTGCCTGCTGTATACGTGCCTTGTCCTCTGGCATGTTGCCAGGATGCCCCGGCTTCCTGTGCCAGACAGTATGGCATCATTACTGCTACATCATGACTGTTGTACTGTATAGTAATGCTGGCATACAGGCATAAGAAAAGCCCCCATGCCTTGGATGTACAAAGTACGGAAGCTTTATATTGCTGTCATGGATAGTATGGACAGGGGCTGTACATGTGTACCATTTCCGCCCGCTGTTCTATGATAATATATTACCACACAAGATAGTCCTTTTGAGTCCTAGTTTTAAAAAACCTGCAAAGCCTTATAAACTCTGGCTTTGCGCTATATTTACAAGGTATAAAAAGTGTGTCAAAAATATGTCATTCCCTGTCTCCGACAGTTTTTTCATAGTCATTCAAAACATCCCTGACTTTTTTAAATGATAGTAATTTTTTAAAAGCCTTGTTCTGGTAAGAAAAAAGCGGGCTCCGACTAAGATGCATTTCCTTCCCGATTTCTGCCCACTTTTTACAGTCAATAAAACGCAGTTCCAATACCATGCGTTCCCTGCTGTCTTCTTCCAGGAAATCCAGGACATCCATAACCTTTAAAAGTGCTTTCCCTGTCTGTGCCTGCTGTTGTTTTATCCTGCACTCAATTTCATCTATGCGGTAAGCAAAAGAAGCTGCACCAGTCCCTGTACCCTTATGGCTAAAAGAGGTATAGTTTATACCCCTTACAGGAGTCTTCATATCTTCCAGGATAATTGCAAGCCGCCTCTCAAGCTGTGTTTTTTTCATGCGTCCTATGTAATACTGTTCAAGATACTTTCTAAGCAGTTCTTTGTCCTGGTTATTAACCTTATACATTTTACTTGTCCTCCTTGCCAGTTTATGGTATAATTTATTTACTATGGGAGGGTTGTGCAAGCACCCTTCTTTTATTTACAAAGCCAGGGCAGTCCTTTGCCTGTATCAAGGTCAATAAAATCTGAAAGGTGGCATAAAACAGAGTTTTTTCCGTATTTCCCACTTAATGTCTCCGTATCGAGTTTATAAGGCAAGTTGCAGAATTTTCCAGAACTTGTCCTTTTTACCATACCCTGGAAAAACATAAAATCAATCACTTTTTTATGGCCTTCCAGATCCAGGGCATTAAGATAAAAAAAACATAAAGGTTTTTGTTCCTTGCTATGCTTTGCCTGGAATACAACATTAAAGCTGACAGCAGACAGGCAATGTTTTACTGCTTCTTCCGGGCTGTCTGATTTTACAATCCATTTCCCAATGTATGGGTCATTAAATACATCTTTTTCCAATGCCTGTCTGTCTGCATAAAAAATATAGCCAGAATTTCCTTTCAAATCGGTTGCAATAATTTCCTTGTCTTTAAATATTAATCTTTTCTGCATTTTTATCCTCCATTTTAATTCGTTTTAAAATACATCTTACAGCTTCTTCCTCCCAGGTTATGACATCCGCTGTCCCGCCTGCCTGGCGGATTTTTTGAATCGCTGCTTCCTGAAGCCTGGACACTTTGCCAAGTACTGGTCTCTTTACTTCAAACGCAAAATAATGCCCGCCCAGGATACATGCTATATCTGGTATGCCACCATGGGAATATGCCCCTTGTGATATCTTAAACACATATGCATCCGGGAACTGCTTTTTTAATCTTTCAATTATCTTTTTCTGGTAATACGATTCTTTCGGCACCGCCCTCCTGCATATTTCCAAAGCATTTTTCTTTGTAATCTGTTTTTCTGCCGCCAGTTCCTGCAGGAATACATTCGGATCAAAATCCTGCACATATTTTTCAAGCATTTCCCATCAACTTCCTTTCCCTCATATATTCCGCTTCACACAGTTCCCTTGTAGGCGGAAGGCTGTCTCTCCAAGCCGTTTCTTTTTCTGCCACCCATAACCCATACCTGTCATGCCAGTACATATCAATCATGCCGTTATACCATGCCGCCCCGGATGCACCCAGCCCAATCCACGGTATCCCGTTCGGCAAGGGCTTCTTTTCGCATGTGCCTGTCCAGTATGGGGCATACGCTTCATACCGTATCCGACAATGCATTCGGCAGGCTGCATTTAAAAATTCATTCAAGGAATAGGTCTGAAAGAGAATATCCTTGAGCCGCTTCATTTCCCCTTTGGCGGCTTCGTCATTTATTACAGCCGTAATTTCTTTGCAAATTGCTCCAGCCTGCGCATCGCCTTTTCGTATCATTATCCCTGAAAGCCAGAAATGCTTTAGTATTTCATTCGCTCCTGCGATAATATCCATGCGATATTTTTTCAGCACTGATGCGTATCGCACAAACTGCTCCTGGCTCATTTTTGTTTCGTTTATCCCTAGTTTCCGTAGCTTTTCAGCCGTTTCCAGATAAATATCCATCAAATCCACCTCCGAATGTAACACCCACTTTGTATCACCATTTTTTACTTAAAAACATCGTATGAACCGTTTATTTTTCGGGGTTTTCCCAAAACGTAACACCGTAACACCCAGTTCTGAAACATATACCTTGTTTTTTAGAAAATTATCACATTATCGCATTTATATTGCGATTTTGCGATTTTTTCTATAAATACATATATTTTTTAATTTTAGGTGTTACTGGTGTTACATATTCTTTTCAAGCTTATATTTTCGCGGATTTACAGAGTAACACCATATGTAACACCCGTAAAAGTTTAGGTGTAACTGGAGTTACTTCTTTTCAGAATCATCACCGTCCTGCCGCACCTGCTCAATCATAGAAAGCATGATCCCAAGTAAGGACTGTGCTTGCTGTTCCTGCTCAACTTCCGTCTTAAATGTGGACATATACGACATACTCACCACACTGGCGATTTGCGCCGCCATATTGGGATTATGTATCTCCTGCATCGCCACATTATAGGCTATCATGTAAGCCTTTGTTGAATCCTGAATTAGTTTCGTATGGCTCATTTCACTTCCTCCTTTGCTAAAATGCGTTTTCCTCTCAGTTCCTGCCCGCTTTGTTCCATGTTTTCCCCGATTTCAAACTTTGGACAGAATTCACCGCCTCGGTTGCGTTCAGCTTCGTACCTGCACTTATACATCACCGCACAGGCATAAGGATACTGGTACGGCGGCTTCATCGGTATTGCGTATTTACAGATTCCTTTACCCATTATTTACTCCTTTCTTCAATGCACACTCCGTACAGAGCGGCTTCGCTCCGCTTGCTTCGGCTACATCCGCAAGCGGCAACCTCCAGCACTCCCTCCCACATTCCGGGCATACAGCTGGTTTCCAGTCATCATGCCCCTGCGGGACATTCTTCTTAAGCGGCATGCAGTAGTAGCCGCCCCGATCGGTCGGTTTCCTTGGTTCGACTTTTATTCGCATATCCTTGTCCTCCCTAAATATTTTATTAAAAATATCTTTGTAAATTTTTAACTCTTTCACCGTCCCTAATGCCCGATACTGCTCAACTTCTCGGAGTGCATCCATTGCCGTTTTCCTGGCAACATTCAAAATTGAGTAGTCTTCCAGTTCATCTGTGAAATTGTTTGGATCATTCATTATTTCCCATGCTTGTTTCTCTGTCATTTTCCTATACCTCTAAATTCAAACTCATCTGCCCATTGCACTCGTTTTTCTTTGGCTTCTGTACCCTTGGTTGATACCCCTTTTCATTTTCACCGAATGCATCAATAGGATTGAGTTCAAAGTCTTTACAGTGATTTGTAGATTTACACTTTTTGTCAGAATAACATTCGTTGTGTTCCGAACAGTAATTTGCATCACCAACTACTAAAAAAGAACAATACCTGCAATACTGCGTCATTTTTTATGCTCCTTTGCTTGGTACGCCGCCTCAATAGCCGCCTTGATGCTTTCCAGCTTCTTAGCACCAATCCCCTTTACCTCGGATATAGCGTCCATGATGTCCGCGACATCAATGCCTGGTACACTCTCCCTGCCATCCTTGAAGCCATATTTATATAAGTCCGTGCAGAAAGCCATAAACTGCTGCCTGTCGTATCTTTTCACATCCTTGTAAACTGTCCTTGTAATCTCCGGCATAACGCCTTTCTTATTCCTGTTCATCTTGTCCCTCCAATCAACGATCCCTTTTTCCTTTCCTGCGCATAGTATTCTTCTAATGTTGGACGCGCCCCATCCAGGTCGCTCCATTTATAGATTTCGTGGTTTTCCTGTTCCCACTGCCCCTTGTAGCAGTTCCGGCAGGAACATATCCCTGAAAGCCAGCGCATTTCCCCGAAATACTCCGGCTTTCCGCAGTGTTTGCAGATAACAATCCGTTTCATTTCATCCATGCTTTTGCCCTCCCTTATGTTTCTGTTTGCTTGCATTGTTCTGCTGGAAGTGACATTTCTTCCAGAATTTTGTTGAATTCCTCTGTACTCATGTTGTTAGGCGCGAAGTAATCTTTTACCCATGAAAAAGGTTTCATATGCATTTGCAGGACTTCCTTTGCCTCTTCCCTGGCTCTTTCCGCGCGCATTTCTATGTATTCTTCCTCCGTCATGTTATAATGCGTTATGGTATCCACAACGCTTGAAAACCTGCATAATAAGCCGTTCGGCTGTCTTGAAATAAATCCTGCCATAAAATCCTCTTCTTAATCAAATATACTTAATTGCTTATATTCCATTGGTTTGTAGTTTGCCCATAGGATTTCTGTTTTCCTTGAGCATACCTGTGAATATGCTGTGTTTTCATAGCGCATCCATTCCGAAAGCATATCCCGATAAAGTTCTGTGTCGTATCCGCTGATTAGCACCGATCCCTTATGCTCCAGCAGGGCTTCAAGCAGCTTTTCATGGTCTGCATCATCCATTTCACACCGATACTGTTTGCCGTGCCTGGTCTCAAGCATGTATGGCGGGTCACAGTATATCAGCACGTTTTTGTAATTGAACCGCCGTATCACATCCAGTGCGGGCTTGTTTTCAATCTGTACGCCCCGGAGCCGTTCCGCTGCCTGTATAATCTTATCCGGCAGGTGAATCCAATCCTGCGCCGCATAAGCCCTTTCCCTGCCCTGTACGTCATTCTTCCAGCCGACCTTTTCCCCGTTCGTCCGAAAGCCATGCCCCATATTCAGCCTAATGTAAAAGTTGACCGCTTTTTCCAGGCTGTCTTCTGGTACCGCCGCAAACGCATCCTCATAGATTTGCCTTGCATATGGCGTGTAATAGATTTCATGCGCCAGCCGTTCCGAGTCTTTTTTAATCCATTCAAACAGATTGACCACGTTGCCGTCCAAATCGTTTACTGTCTCTATGTTACTCCTTGGCTTATTGAAAAGGACTGCGCCGCTCCCGAAGAATGGCTCTAAGTAGCTGTGGTGTTCCGGGAACAGGCTGACGATCCGCTTTGCCAGCGACCATTTACTTCCCGGATATTTCATGATTGCTTTCATGTATACGCACCCCCTACTTAAACGGTAAATCTATATCGTTCGGGAGTGCCATAAAGCCGTCTATGCTCATCTGTTCATTTTCTGGTTTTCTTTGCCCGGTATTCTCCTCATCATCGTTCATGGCAGCATCCAGTTCGTCAACTTTTTCTGAAAGTTTGCCGATAAAGAATTCAATAAAACGGCATACCCTTCCGTCAAATCGTTTTGTTATAGAATATGTCTTACCTTTGTGGTCTTTTCGGGCAACCGATGTGATAAGCCCCTTTTCTGCCATATATGCAAGTGTTTTTTGCACAGAATATCCTTCCTGTGTCAATGCCCGTTGCAGGAGGGATGGAAAGATATATGCTATGTTCCCGGATTCTGACATTTTGCCAAGGCACGTTCCAATTGCTTTTTCACCAAATGCCGACTTATTCGATATTACCCAGTCAGCTATGAACTGCACCGCATTTTCATTCGTGTCCCCAACTGTTCGGGACATCAATTCTTCCATTATTGCTTTTGCCATCCCCATTGACCGCTCCCATGATTTCCTGCCAACCATCAGTTCCTTCGAATCTGGCATTTCATTTCCCTCAAAAAACCATTCTTCTATGAGCGCATCCGCGAGCGCGACCGCCGCCACCCCAGATGCATGACTTCCCGATTTTCCATCCGAAATGCTGTTCACATAAAGCTGCATCCTGCTGTACCATCCGCATATGCTTTCCTCGGAGAGGTTGGCAAGCCTGTTTACAAATTCCGGACCGGCATGGCCACAGTTCTCTGGGGACTGCTGGTGCATCAGCGAAGCAGAATGTTCATCCTCAAACGGACCGCCGTATATCTCCAATGCTCTTGTACTTACGCCGCCTTTGCTTGTTTCCCTTGTCAGCGGTTCTTCGCCTGTGGCAATTGCCACTGTGCGCCATGAATAGGTTTTCTGCACTCCCCCAGATTTTGCACCTCGGACCTTGCCCTTTCCGTTCGCTATCATGTAGATCACTCTTTCAATGTCCTCCTGCTTGCCCCCGGCAAGCTGGCGTTCATCTATGCCAAGTGGCAAATCCCTGTAAAGGGCAGCAGTGCGTTCCAAGCCCACCTGTGTTGCATTAAAATTTACCATCAACTGTTCGGGGTCTCCCCAGGCAGATAGTGCAGCTTTGAGTGCCGCTGTCTTCCCGGCTTTGGAATCGCCCCAGTTGTATACAAAAAATGTCCGCTGCCTTATGATTTTAAGGAGCGGCGCGGCAAAGCTGGCGGCGAGTATGAAGCGGAATTTGTCCCGATCCCGATGTGGCCGCATCGTTTCCACCCATCCATCCAGACTGCCTTCCTGCTTATATGCGGATGCCGCACCTTGTTGGGACGGGTCTACATCCAGTACAATGTCCTGTTCCCTTCCGGGGATGAACCGTTTTCCAGGTTGCCAGCCGAATGTGGATGTGGAATCTGCTTTTGGAATCAGGTCAATGTTCTCTGCCTCCAGCGAAGATAAAAACTGCACCACCTGTTTGGCGTTTTCCGAAGTGACTGTGCATCCAAGGTCTGAAAGCGTCACGATACCCCGACTGGTAAACAATGTGCTGCGCTGGAATATTGCCTGATGCCATTTCCCGTCCCGCTTGAATGCAACCTCTATCTTCTCATCCCCGGTATCAAGGCTTTTCAGCCGCTGCTTTAGGATAATCGGAGTCCTGCAGACCAGTTCGTTGGCATAGGATTTCTTGTTGAATTTCTTGATCCCGTCTTCGGAATATTCCCATCCATCCGGCTGTCGCAAGTTTACCGGGGCATCTTCAATTGATGCCGTGACCGGGACCGGTGCAGAAAGGTCAATCCTCTCTGCCCGGCTGATCAGCTTCATAACTTTTTTGTTGCCGTCTTCTTTGCCAAACTTTACAAGCACGTCCGATGGGTCTTTGCATCCTGGTATCTGTCCACATGAGAAACGATACACTTCCCCGATGAATCCGTAAGTCTTTAAGCCCTCGGTAACTTTCCTGAAGAATGTTTCCCCGCCGCCGTCCTTTTCTTGGTGTATGTATAACTTGAGGTCTTGGAGCAGCCCGGTCTGCGCCGCTTTGAACATGGACGCCCCGGCAATCCCCATGGCTGACAGTTCCATGTACCAGAGGCTTTGTGTATCACTCTCACCCTCTACCAGAACCGCATACCCTGCGGATCGGATTTGTCTAAGCCTCCACTCACCATATAAACCGATTTTCCCGGACGAACCTTTTTTCCAGCGGAATTCCTTATTTGCAAACCGCTTTCTGTAGGTGACTTCAATACCCTGTTCATCCATGTACGGAACTTTCATGTAATCCACATCATAGTACCTGTCATGTATGGTTTTGATTTTGCACTCGCTTTCCAGCCAGTCTTCTGGAAGGTGTTTCTCAAATGCATATTGCGAAAGGCTGTAGCCTTTGATGCTGCCATTTCTCACCACTGTAGTTTTCACTGTATCCGAATGTTCCAGTTCTACGCCATATTTATCCAGAATCTCCTTGTAAGCCTCTTTTGTGTCAATGCCGTGTACCTTCGCATAGAAAGATATGAAATTGCCGCCGATGTCTTCCGCAAGACAGTGCCATTTCCCGGTTTCCAAATCTACAGAGAAGCTGTTGTTTTTGTCATCATGGAAAGGACACAGTCCGGTCAGATTATTGCCGCTTACGTGCGGCTTTTTCACGTATGCCCAGTATTCCGATTTGTAGTCTACCAGGCGGTCAATGTCAATGTCCTGCGCACCCATATTAAGCCCTTTTCTCCTCTCTCTAATATTCCTCTTCCCTGTCCCTGCCAAAGATTTCCTCTAACGACATAAAGTGTAGCGGTTCAGTTATCACAGGCTCTTTTACGAAGTTTTCAGAAAGCTCCACAACCCCAAACTGGCTGCATACATTCTTAAATTCCTCTGCTATGTCAGATGGGTGCGAGTTCTGGTCACGCATAACCCTGTCCATCTCCCTTAAAAAACTGGATGTTTCGTGCAAAAAATTTGTAATCTCTGGCAAGGTAGCATTTTTTAATCTGTCTGCTGTGTTAGTTACACAATTTTCTTTTAGTGTTTCCTCCATTTCATGGAAACGGTTGATGTAACGCATTGTAAACTCTGTCCCTTTTATGCCAGTAAGCTTATGTGCTATAAATTCACAGCCTTTCTTTGTAACCTGGTAGCAGGGAAGCGGTTTGTTCTGTTCCGAAATATAACTTGATTCTATGAAAAATTCGGACAGCGCAATCTTGCGCTCACCTCCATCTCCATTTTCAAAAGCCTCTTTGTTTACTTCGTTCATCTGGTCTAAGTACCTACGGATATCACGAAGCAGCTCCTTATGCTCCTTGTTTACCATTGTAGCAACTTCCCTGCTGTCCAATGTAATCTCTAATTCATCCATGCTTTTTATCCCCTCTCTTCAAAACACATACATGTGTCATCTGGTGCCGGATATTTTTTACCTTTACGCTTGTTTATTGGGACACCACAGGTACAATGTCCCATATAGACAATATGAAAGTCATTATATCCATTCCTGGCATAGTGCTGTACATAATGCCTGCAGTGCCCGCAGTCCTTTGGCTTCGAGATATCCTCATTAAGCCTTTGAAGCAATTCCCTTAGCTGCCTGTTTTCGCTTTCCAGTTCCATGATCTGGCTTGATAACATGTTGCAACCTCCTTTACAAATCCTTTTAAGTGGTGTAAGATTTAATCTAATTAGATTTAATCAACGGATTTAAAGAGTTCCCTGTGTGTTAGTTCAAATAAATCTTCTAACGCACATAAGACTTTGTATGAAGGTTTCGCTTTGCCGTTTTCTATATCTGATACGGCAGTAGTTGTAAGTCCGACTACATCAGCAACTTTCTTTTGTGTCCAACCTCTTTTTATTCGTTCCTCTTTCATTTTTGTAGGGAACATATACCATCCTTTCCCCTCCTTAATATTAGATTAAATCTAATTAAGTGATATTATACTTAGATTATATCTAAATGTCAAGAGGTGTTTTTATGATTTTTGATAATGAATTTGGCTCTAAAATTAAGGAGCTCCGCAAAATGCGTATGCTTTCACAAAAGGATGTAGCCACATACCTTAATGTAACTCCAACCCAGATTAGTGATATTGAAAATGGAAAAACAGCACCATCTTTCCAGCGTGCAATAATGCTTGCAAACTTTTTTGATATTTCATTGGACTATCTTGCAGGAATTTCGGAAAATCCAACAGCTAGTGAAACAGAAACTGTATTTAATACACTTACCCATGACCAACAAATGAAGGTATTAGGCTATATTGATGCAATTAAAGAAAAATAGTTGTCTGCTGTTGCGTCATGCCCGCCTTCTGGCGGGCTTCTTTTAAGTTCCTGCGCATATGTTTTCCTTTCTTTCTGTTAAACGCTTATTCGCATATTACCTAGAACTTTTTCCGTTTTCTGCTTTCTTATGCAGCAGCGGCAAGCTGCCGCCGTTGTTTTATTTGAATGTTTTATTTGAATGGCAGTTCTCCCTCCCCAATGACATCCGGGATATCCATAAAGCTATCGTTCGGCGCGCTCCCCGACTGTGGCTGCGGCTGTTCCGCCCCCTGCGCACTGCTGCCATCGCTTACGTTGTAATCATCGTTATCCACCGCCACGGTCTTATACTGCGTTTTGATTTCTTCGCGCATCTGCCTTGCCATATCGCCCTGCTCCTTGGCAAGATCGCCCGCCTTTTCAACCGTGATCTTTGCGTAATCCTTGCCGCCCTTGCTTTTCGCGGATTCCAAACGGAATGCCACGACCATCCTTGTCAGCGGAGTGCCGCCAGTGATCAGCCGCTTTAACTGCTTGCTTACCGCATTAAGCGAAGTCGGCGGCACGGTCAGGAGATAAAGGTACGGCTTGCCGTCAAGCATCAGGTAGATGCGGCGTGTGTTCTTGCACTCCTTGCCCTGCCCATTCCCTTTGAATTCGTTATACTTGCAGGTATCGCAGTTAATGACTTCCCCGGTATTAAAGTCTACGCTCTGCTTTGCGTCCCATGAAGAGCATACTGGCATACGGTTTTCCCCGCCGTAATCGCCCTCCCAGCGGGCATTCATCTTATGCGTGAAAAGGATCACGCCGCGCAGTTCCTTCATCATATCCGGGTCATCCGGGTTATCACCCTCCACTTCAAACGCCTTGCTGTTCCCGGTCGGCATCTTAATCCTGCGGCAGTCAATGCCGCCAGCGTCCTCAAAATCGTCCAGTTCATCTTCAATCTCTGCTTTCAATTCCTTATCAATCCCTGCATACATCGGGACAAGGTTGAAAGCCCCATTCGTTGCAACCTCGTTTGTCTTTGCCATCTTGGTATCCTCCTTATACATTCATTATTCCTTTTGCCTTTTTCAGCCCGGATTTTGTTGCCTTCCTACGGGTAACCCTTAGTTCATCATAGGTTGAAACTATTGCAGCTACATCCTCTGGCAGTTCCTCATCATTTTCCAGCCTCTCCTTAAATGCAGCTTCCATTGAACGCTGGTTGATGGTTTCTTTAACCAGGAAACCAAATCCGTTTTCTCTCATGATATTAAACTTGTCCCTGCCAGCCGCTGCAAGCTTTTCCTCCGAAATGAAGCTGTAGTGTGTTACTGTCTGCGGGGAATACATATAATCCCCCAATCCCTGTGATGGGATGTCATCCTCAACCATCTGCTCAACTATATCCTCCTGGATTTGCTTTAATGACTCGTTATTCGCCTTGGTTTCATCAGCTAGCTTCTCCTTTTTCTCCCGAAGTTCCTCGTATTTTTCGATGAGTTCAACCAGTCTGCTTTTTGCTTTTTCCATTTTTAATATTCTCCCAAATTTCTGAATTTAGGTGTATCTGTTTTCCAGTTGCCGTCTGTATACTTAAGTTCCACAGCTTTTACGTTCCCGGCATCGTCCGTGTGAACTTTCATGTCTACCAGTGTCATTTCCTCCATAGCCTCTTTGATTGGCTTGGAATATAATTCTGCTAATTTCATGTTATCCCATCACTCCTTATTTAAATATTTTTTTCCAATCATCAACCACCGTCTTTGCCAGGTCTTCTTTCTTTCGGAGTGCATTGGTAATCGTTTCATCCACACTGTCTGCCACCACAAGGTCTATGTATGTGCATGTGTTACGCTGTCCAATCCTGTGTATTCGGGAAAGGCTCTGTTCATACGTTGCGTAATTAAAATTTTTGCTGTAATAGACACATGTGTCGGCAGCAGTAAGCGTGATACCAGTCCCTGCAGTGTCAATCTGGCCAATGAAGAGGACAGTGTCTGGGTCTGCCTGGAACTGCTGAACCAGCGGTCCCCTGTCCTCTTTCTTGATATCTCCATAAATTGATACTACCTTTTTCCCTGCTGGCAGCATGTTTTCTGCCAGCTGTATGGCTGCCTTTACTTCCGGGATGAACCGAGCAAATACCACCAGCTTTTTCCCTGCGCCCAGCACATAGTCGGTGATAATATCCTTTAGCGCATCCAGCTTCGCCGTGCTTACCTGCTCCGGCCGTTCGGCATCGTCCTTTACCAGAAACCCGCCTGTCAGTTGCTGCAGCCGCAGGAGTTTTGTAAGCACAGTTGTTGTCGTTATCTGTCCGCCGCTTTCCAGTTCTGCATAGGAATCCCTGCGGAGCATATAATACAGCTTTCTTTCCCTTTTAGGCATTTCAATGTACCTGGTTTCAAACGTCTGCTCCGGGAGGTCTATGGCTTCTTCCTTCGTGATACGGAAGGCAATGCTGTGTTCTTTGCGCACCAGTCCGTCCAGGTCTTTGTACCCGACAATCTTTTTATTGTTGAAGCCTCCCATGACCGCATAACGTCCCCTGAATGCATAGTAGCTGTCACCGAAGACTGTCCTGTCAAGAAAACGGTACTGCGACCAGATGTCTATGGCATCGTTCTGGACTGGTGTCCCGGACAGAATCAGCTTGTATTTTGCTATGTCCCCCAACTCATGGATTGCCTTGGACTGCTGCGCATTGTGTGTCTTTATGCGCTGGCTCTCATCGCAAATGATCATTTCTGCATGGTATTCCTTCAGGGCTTCAAACACTCCCTCGCGCCATACTGACTCAAAATTTATTACAGCTACTTTTAATTTGGGGTAGAGGTATTTTTCTAAATCAGATATGGCTTTCAGACGCGACTGCTTATCCCCTAATAGTGTCTGGCAAATAAACGGGAAATCTGCTGCTTCGTCAAATTCCCGCGACCATACGGCACATACTGATGTAGGCGCAATAATCAATACTCTGTCAACCGCTCCCATCTGGTATGCCGCGCCTATCGTGGCGATTGCTGTTAAAGTCTTCCCGCAGCCCATTTCAAAAAGGAATGCGAATCCGCTGCTTATTTTCCCCTTCATGAGCCACCATCCCGCTTTCCGGCTTTCCCGAATGGTTTTTCCTGTCCCAGCCGAACTATGTAGACACATTTGTCTACCCGGTAAGCCTCATAAATTTCTTTCTCCCCTTTCTGCCGCCTTGAAGCATTTATAGTAGACAGCTTTTTCTTTGCCTCCGCGTTGGTTTCGTACTCAAAGCACATATTTTTATGCTTTGACTGCATGAAGTCCTCTATGGCGATACGCTCATCGCTTTTCTGGCCGTGCCCGAAATTATTTTTCGGCGGCAGCTTTACGTCGTAACGCAGTTCCACTCCAACATCACTCCTTCCTCTTGGAAATAGATAATTGATATAGTTCATATTTTCATTGGTTACTGTGTCTGCAATGGCCAGCCCATCCGTTCCGGGAATTACAGAATCAATGCTTACGGTCTGGATGCGCCGCCCCTGCTTTTCCCGCTCACTCCATATGGCAGACCGCATGTTCTGGTAGGCGATTGTCCTGAATGCCCATTGGTGGAGTTCAGGACGTTCAAACCATAATCTTACCGCTCGGAGGAACCGGAAAATAACAACATCGTACCATTCATTTTCCGGAAGCCGACGCATCTTAAGGTACTCACCGACCATGTGGTGGTTTTCCGTAATAAATGCACATTCCTCTCTGCTAAATGCCATTTCCGTCGTACCTCCTTATTATTTATCCTGCATCGGAAGCGTCCGGGCTGGTCACGCCAGACACCTCTGCAAGCCCGAAAGTCAGCAGTGCCATATTTGCCGCCCTTACCTGGTGTGCATAAAGGCTTCTTTTCACCGGGTACTTTACAAGTGGCTTTAAGTCTTCTGGTGGCCGCACACGTTCCGCATCCACCGCCTTCTGCACAGCATTCAGACGGCACCGCTCTGCATCCAGTGGCTTTGGCAGGGGGATAAGCTCTGCGAGCCTGTTTAGCAGTTCTGCGCATACCAGCCCCTCCCACCATTTCTGCCGCTTGTTCCACTTCATCATGCCACCCCAGGACTTAAATACTGCTGCCTGTGTATGGTCTGCTTCAATTATCTGTACATAACCGTCCTTCATCCTCATCCGCATCATGACTTCCTCCTGAACCATCCCGCCAGCAATCCCAGCAGGGCTGGCTTTGTAAAACCGGTTACTATTCCGTTGCTGATGATAGCATACTGCTGTTTCCTGCTCTTGTTGATGCAGTCCCAGACCGTAATATCCTCATACTTTTTTCTCAACTGTCTGCTCCTTTCCAGCTGCTTTTGCAGCCAAAATACTTCCTGGCGGAATAAGTTGTCGGTTCCGATTTGCCAATACCCGACAATAGGCTTCTGTGAACCTTTTTTCATACCCTTCCGTCAGTTCCAGTTTTAATTTTATGTCCTGTTCTTTCACGGGCACCGCCTCCTTTTTTACACATCCTGTATCTGCAGTTTCGCTATCTCTACTGCCGCCTGGTACACCCTGGCATGTTTCGTACCGCCATGTATTCTCTGTACCTGTTCCAGGAACTGTTCCAGCGTCCCATTGAAACATCCGCAGCTAACCGAAATTCCACCGTGTTCATTCCTGTAGAATGTTACAAAATCGTTCCTGCTGCCCACCTGCCCAATGACCAGCGTATGGTAAATTTCAGATACATGTGCGCCGTCATCAACCCTGGCATCACTGTCCACCCTGGCATGACCATCCACCCTGGCATTGCCCTCCACGAAGGCATTACCACACACATAGGCATTACCACACACATAGGCATTTCCATCCACGCAGGCGTTTCCACGTACTTTGGCATTGCCCTCCACGAAGGCAATGCCACCCACATAGGCACCGCCACCCACATGGGCGTTGCCATACACATAGGCAGTGCCATCAACCCTGGCACTGCTGTACACCCTGGCATTGTCATCCACCCTGGCATTGCCACCCACATAGGCACCGCCACCCACATAGGCGTTTCCACGCACACAGGCAGTGCCACCCACATAGGCGTTTCCACGCACACAGGCGTTGTCACCCACACGGGCGTTGCCACCCACACAGGCGTTGTCACACACACGGGCGTTGCCACGCACACAGGCAGTGCCATCAACCCAGGCATTGCCTTCATGGGACAAATTATCTTCACTCTCTATCCATCCTCCTACTTCCCCAGCTTTTATATCACCAAAACCCCTTACTGCCTGGATACGGTGTAATATAATACTGCCTTCCTGACTTGCTTCCCCTGTAAACCTGTATTTCTTTTCCATGTATTACCGCCTTCCTAAAAACCACCCGTTAAAATATATAGCTGTTCCATCTGGAAAATCACAGGAAAATGTGATTGCCCCAAACATAACCGCTTTCCCCGTTAAAAAGCCATTTCCCGTTAAATGTGAACTGTTCTTTTCCGTCTCCGGCTATATTGTTGTTGGTGGTGTTTTTTTTGATTGCTGCTATGCAGGGTTTTGAAATATCCCCTCTTAGTTCTCTTTGAGGGACATTGAACAAATCTTCCAGCTTGTCCCACAAACCAAACTGCCCGTTCCTGTTTCCAGCTTCAATTTTCTGATAATAAATAAGGCTTATTCCAAGCCTGTCTGCTAATGCCTGTTGTGTCATGCCCGCCTTTTGGCGGGCTTTCTTCAAATTCTCTCTTGCCATATGTATAACCTTTCTATAATTTATGCCGTTAAATATGCTATGCTGGCAAACTGCCCTATCCTGTCTTTACAGTCCTGGTATATGTCCTTTAAATTCGCTTGCAAGTCTAGCCTTAAACTTTACAACAACACCATTAATCCCGTCATTTCTTAAAAGCGTCATTAAAAACATTGCTTGCCCTTCATTAAGAAGATAGACTTTTTCTCTTGTAGAGCCTTTTCCATTTTCGTGTTTTAGCACTCGCATTTCAAATGCGACTGCCCCAAACTCTTTAACAAATACTGGCTCATATTTCTGAATAATCTGTTGTACTGCATGATGTTTATTATTCGTTCCTTCCGCAATCACTTTGCTGTTGGTAAACACATTATTTTTTCTTACTTCCACCAAATCCATACACTTATCCCATTTCTACCTGCATATGTAGAACCTTTCCTGTTTTTTGATAAATCAAATGATTTATCCCCGTTACCTCCTCTCATCCTGTCCGGAAAGCTGCATCCCCGTCCCTATACCATCTATATATGCCATAAGGACTGTTCTTAAGAGCGGCCATTCTACAGTTGGGATGCTTTGCTTTAACTGGCAGAGCTTTTTAGCATCCACAATTTGCTCCTGTTCAAGTTCTTTCTGCTGTATAGACATGATTTTTCTCCTTTCTTTGTGTATAATCTTGCTAACTCTATGACTATTATATGTCATTTATTTAGCTTTGTCAATATATTTTTTGCTAAAAAAATGACTTTTTGTTGACAAAATGACTTTTAATGGATATAATAAATATCAGAAAGGAGATGACTATATTGAAAGAACGAATAAAAAAGATCAGGAAAGAACTAGATTTAACACAACAAAAATTTGCCGATAGGTTAGGAGTAAAAAGAAATACTATAGCAATGTATGAAATGGGGAAAACATTTCCTAGTGAGCAAACAACCAAATCAATCTGCCGCGAGTTTAATATCAACGAAGAATGGTTGCGCACTGGGAATGGCGAGATGTTTATTGCTTCTCCAAGTGCTGCTTTAGATATGCTTAGTGCAGAGTATGGGCTTTCCGATGGTGATTATGTGTTGATTGAAAAATTTGTAAACCTGAAAGCTGAAAAAAGAGCTGCTGCCCTTGATTTTATTTTACAGGTTGCAGAAGCCATACACTCATCTGGAATAGATACATCCCTGACAAATCAGAAACCAAAGGAAATGTCAATTGACGAAAAAGTAGAACAATACCGTCAAAGCCTTATATTGGATGCAATGCATGAAGAAAACCGAATAGCCTCTGCTGAAGCAGCTTATGAAAAGAGCTTAGGGATTGTGCCAAAAAAGGAGTCTACTGCCTCGAATACCATAGGCGGCACAGACAGAAAAAGCAAGGTGGTCTAAATGGGTCTTTTCACTAATTTAACTGTTGTGTTATATTGAATATTAAGGAAGGAGGATATCCTAATGAAAACAACATATGAAGTTGTGAATCATCCAATGACTGGTGATATCATATGGAATATTAACGATACTGATTTAGCAGTTACAGATTTTGGTTATTCTTTAATGAGTAACTTTATTTCCATAAACGGACATCCGGATTATTCTTTGTCCATCTTTGATTCATTAACAGGAGAAACAATTGAAATTGAATGCGAAATAGATAAAATGCCACAAATTGTATCATATATATACAATTTGGAACATGCCACACCAATGTCATTCATTGGAATCAACAGCCTGACTGAATCATATGTAGTTGGTATGTGCCTGACAAGAGGGCGTATAGGTTTCGGATGCTACAAAGATGCAGATGGACGGTTAGAAAAACTGTGACTTGGACATAAAACAGAAAGAAGGAAACTATGCCAGGATTTTTAATGAAAAAATTAAAAATATATCTGGACACTTCTGTAATTAGTCATTTACAGCAGGAAGATGTACCAGAAAAAATGTGTGAAACATTGGAACTATGGGAACAATTCAAAATTAGGAATGATGTAGAAATCATCATTTCAGATTTAGTTATCCGTGAAATATATCAGTGTAAAGAGCCTAAGCGTTCTTTCCTGTTCAATAAAATGTCCCAGCTGCAATACACCTTTGTCAAAACCACAGATGAGGAAAAAGACCTTGCCAACATTTATCTGCGTAACGGAGTATTAAGAGAAAAAAGTATTGACGATTTAATACACATAGCAACCGCTACGCTAAATGAATGCTGCTATATTATCAGTTGGAATTTTAAGCATTTTGTAAATCCTAAAACAATAAATGCAGTAAACGCAATCAATTTATCACTGCATTTATCTCAAGTGAGTATATTTTCACCAAGTATGATGTTAGGAGGATTTTAATGATAGAAAACAATATCACATTGACGATTGACGAAATTCATGATATCAGAGTGGAACATTCTGAACGAACTAAAAATTTGCCATTTGACGAATACAGAAAGCAGTTAGATGACGAAATTGCCCCTGCATTGCATATGCTTGAGGAAATGAAAAAAGTATATGCAAAGTAAACAGCAGAAACGCCTGGAGTATGAAGCAAAAGAAAGCGGCAGGGAAGAGGGCAGAAAAGAAGAAAAGTTTAACACTGCCAAAAACCTTCTGATACTATTTCTAAAGCAACTGGTCTTTCAGTAGAAGAAATTGAAAGACTGCGTGCAGAAAGCTGACTGCCAGTGCTAAAGAACTAATAAGGCAGCAGTATTAAGAGTACTGCTGCCGCTATGTAACCTATACACTATGCTATAATATATTATTTGTATTGTAATTTAAAGAAAGGTGGTTATTTTTATGCGTTTTGCTATATATGGACGGAAATCCGTCTATTCGGACAAATCAGATTCCGTGGACAACCAGCAGAGGATGTGCAGGGATTATGTGGAATTCCATTTCAAAGATTGTGTTAAATCATTTGAAACATATTCAGACGAGGGATTCACCGGGGGAAATATGAACCGCCCAGGATTAAAACGGTTATTGATGGATGTGGCGGACGGGCTTGTGGATGCGCTGGTAGTTTACCAGCTTGACAGGATTTCAAGAAATGTGAGGGATTTTTCTAATATCTATGCGCTGCTTGAAGAAAAAAATGTAATGTTTATTTCCATAAAAGAAAACATAGACACAAACACACCAATTGGCAGAGCCATGATGTATGTCACAATGGTGTTTGCACAGGTAGAACGTGAAAATATCTCTGCCAGGACTGCTGATAATTTAATATGCCTGGTTAAAAAGGGATTCTGGACTGGTGGCAACCCACCGTATGGATACATGCGGGAGCGTATTAAAATTAACGGTAAAACACATACCAGCATCGCGGTTGACCCGGAAGCTGCTAAATATAATGAGTGGATTTTTGACACATTCCTGGAAAATAATTATTCCCTGCAAGGCATGCAAACAGCATTTAAAAACCAGGGCATACGTACAGTAAACGGAGCATTTTTTTCAACCACGCAGCTATATAAAATTTTAACAATGCCTTACTGTGTGGAAACTACCCCTGAAGTATATGATTATTTTGAAAAAATGGGCTGCCAGATGGATCCAGGTTCCCCACGCGAAATATGGGATGGTACACATGGGGTAATGGTCTATGGGCGTTCTACTGAAAAAAAAGAAAAACATACGCTGCAGCCCCATGACAAATGGATTGTATGTATTGGATACCATAAACCGTTTATCCCTGCCGCGAAATGGCTGGCAGTCCAGAAACGGTTCAGGCAGAATACTTTTAATAAGACAATGAAATACGATGTGCCATTGCTTAAAGGAGTGCTGCACTGTGCTAAATGTGGATGTCTGATGGCGGTATCACGAAAAAAAACAAAGTCTGGTGTAACGAGCCATTATTATTGTACAAAACGTATGCGCCAGGGTCCAGATGTATGCGATTCCAGATGGACAAAATGCAACATTATTGATAATAAAATAATGGAGGTATTCCGTAAAATTGAAGCTGACCCTGAAATTATAAATAAATACACAGCAAACATACATCCGGTAGATTACATACAAAAAACAAAAGACCTGGAATCAAAAGCAATGCAGCTGCGTATGAAAATAGAACGTCTTACAGAATCTATCACAGAGATGGAGAATTCTGCTGCTGCTAAATATATTGTTGCCCAGATTGAAAAGGAAGATTTAGCCCTTGCTACTGTAAAAAGAAAAATAGAAGAAACTAAAACAGAAGCCAGGAAACAGCAGGCTGAAAAAAAATCTTCAGAAGAAGCTGTTTCGGAAATTGCACATCTGATACGGGGCTTAGACGGACTGTCAGCTTTTGAAAAAAATAAAATTGTCCGTGAGGTTGTCAAGGAATGCACATGGGATGGAAACACACTTTTTTTAATACTTTAA